TTTAGCTGGTGATAATCTTTTATATGTATTCATATTATTTTTTCATTGTAGGTTTAGCTTGATGTTGCCGTGCGACTTTTTCATTTTGAGCAACATTAAAATCTGCACCACGATAAGTTGACTTTGCATTTCCAGGCTCTCTATTTTGTGAAACTGGTTTTGAATAGTTTTTTGTTTTCATATTATTTATTATACGACATTTAAATTATTAGTAAAATACGACCTATGTGGATAACTTAAATTATACCAGCTTTGCGCGCGTAATTCTCTACCAAATCATCAATAGTTTTTTCAGTAGCATCGGGAGACTCACCAACAATATCCAAAGTAAACTTACACCAATCCATACTCGCTAAACAATACGCTCTTTCTTCACTATTCATTTCTCTATCATTAGTTAATTTATACAAACAAGTTTTATATCTCTGCAAAGCGCCTTTAATTAATTCTTGTGTTTTTTCTTGTTCACGATAAATTTTTAATTCTCTTGCTCGGTCATCAAATTTTTCTGTTTCAGCTAAAACCATAAGAGAGTCATTATCGCCATACTTAGCGTATTTCCTTTTTAGCTCTTTTAAATAATTTTGTGTTTTGTCGTTCATAATTTATGTAGGTTGTCCCATACGACTTGCTGTCGCTGGTAATGATAATTGATTGGGAGCGAGTTTTTGTGGAGGATGTGGAGCTTTAGGCTGTGGAGGAATTGGTTTTCCGTCTGCACCCATTTGAGGAGTAACTGGAGTATTCTTTGCAATCATATCCATATTCTTTTTTACTATTGGAGCAATAACTTTTAAGAAATCAGCAAATCTATTTTCTTTTCCTTTGATCTGACTCTTATGGTCAATAATATAGTTATTAAAATAATTGAGATATGCCATATCAGCTCCGTAATAAATATCTGGTGTTTTATTTAAAAGAATATCTTGAATGGCTTGAGAACAATGAGCAATTTGTTTCTTTGAAATTTCATTTTTATCATCAAGCAAAAGTGTTATTTCCATTTCATCAAAACCACCAACATCACGATATATAGTTTCCTTTTCATATTTAGTAAGTGGAGCTTTAGATGCTGTAACCATTTCTATGGCTTTCATCTTTGCATCTTTCTTCATAGAATCTGTATTTTCTTGTTCAGATGTTGATGTAACAGTAATACCGATAATTCCACACTTTTTAACATCAATGCGTTTCAATTCTTGTTCTTCAATAAATCCATTTTCACCGACAATCTGTACTGACATAGAAGGTGGCATAAATTCTTTCATACCTTCAACAAAAGTTACACCAAGCTGGGCATAACATTCTTTGAAACTATCAGAACGAAGTCCAACACGCTTAGAAAGTTTTTGCTGTTGTAAAAGTTGTACTCCCACTTTGTTTGCACCTTTTGGCGGTAATTCATCAGCACCAGTTTTCTGACCAGAATAATTTGAAATCCAATCAATCAAATTAATTGTTCCTTGAAGTTCAGCAGTTTGAAAAGAATATATACCCTCGGCTATTTTCTTTGTACCACCACTTGTGTTTACCGGTACTAGTGCATCAGGACGATATTGTGCGGCATCAAGTTTGCCGACATCTTCAAACATATCTTTATCAAAAGCTCTAGCATTAAAGTTTTTCTTTTCACGATTTGTAAGCTCTTGATTGAAAAGAGTTATTACAGAGTCGGCAATAGGGAAGAAATCATCTGCATAAGATTTGCTCCAATAATTTTTATCATCTTCGTGAGTAGCCCAAGATTTTATAGGATATAGCCCAGACGGATATATTTCTTTCCAAGGTTTCACGTATAACCAAATGCCGGAGCAAGGCTCAAAGACTACATTATAGCGAACACCATTATGAGTAACAACGAAGTCGCAAAGATTATAAGTTGGCTCTCCAGTAAAACTATTTGTTTCAACATTCAATCCTAGAGCTTTCCAACGAGCAAATTTTGTACCATAAGAAGTATTTAAGTCTTCAAACCATTGACTTGTCCAAACAAATTNTCCAAGTTTTTTTACTTGCTCTTGGTCATATTTATCATTAGACTTCAATTCAAATTCTGTTCTNAAATTACTTTCTGTTCCTTGAAATGAATGATTTTCTAAATCACCACCTCCATTCGGCTGACAATGAAAATCAGAATAATAAACTACTTCAAGACAATTTGTATATTCTGGGTCATTGTATGCGTATTCTTTCAAATGTCCTCTACCAGAAATTACAGCATTAAATCTATCAGTGCGAGCTTTGTAATTCCATTTAGCATTTGGTGAAAGACTATCACGTTCACTATTCCAGTGTGCTTGTATTTTCGGTACGACAAGATGTTGTGCTGGATTTGTAGGACCGAACTTTATTTGTACCTGATCATTAAACATTGCAAGCATTTCATCTATCATTCCAGAGAATATAGGAAGTGCCACATTAAACATCTGTCTTAATTTTGGAGGAATATCGTTGTTATAAACGTGTTCATAAATTGCGAGAGTGTCCATTCTCGGTTGTTTATAAATTTGAGAACTCACAAGAAGTTGTTGGCATTTTTTTGCAAGTTTATCTTTAAACTCTTTTGATGGATATTGAAAATCATCTTTTTTATCCATTGCTTTGCTAGTTTCTTCTTGAGATGTTTTTGACATAAACAAATTATACAATTTATAAAAAGTAATGCAAACTATTTCGCAATGCCTGGACGTTCCCAAGGGATATCTGTTTGATAACTCACTTTATTTTTTTTCCTTTCTTGTAGAAATTGCAATCTATTTTTACTTGGCACATTTCCGAGAGTAACTATTGGAGATTGTATTGCTGTTTTACCTATTGTCGGAGACTCATAAACTGGTTGTTCAAATACTTCTGTTTTTTCTACAACTGGATTAAGAAAAGCAATAGCATATCTTATAGCATCCATTGTGTGATTAAATAAATCTCGTGGCTCATTGAGTATTCTTCCACTATCATCTTTAAGCCAGATATAATTTCTGTATTCTTTTATAAGATTGATTGAGCGTTTTGTAACAGATATTTTCTTAGAACGTACAGAGTCAATACCGTGAGAAATAGAACCTTTACCTTTTTTAGAACCAATTATATTCACTCCATACTGTGCAATTTCATTTATACTTTTTGGCTCGGCACTATCGGCAACAGTAATAACTCCTTTGCCAAGCACTTTAGCAAGCTGGTCATTAGTCAATCCTTTTTCAAATAAAATTTCATCTAAAATATATTCTCCGTTCAATTCCCATACTTCTACTAAGGCACTCGGGTCATTGGTATAACCAAAATCTAGACCCCTAACCTTTAGCTTAGCTCCCTCCGGTATCTCATCAATTATTTTCCAACCAGTATATATCCTTGTTTGTATTTCACCATCCAAACCTAGTCCGTAAACATTCCACCAATTCTTATCGTGTTTATGAGACTCAATTTCTTTAATAGTAATATCATCAAGTGCCTCGTTATCTTTATAATTCAAAGTTAAGTAATCAACTTCTTCTGAACGATAAGGCAAAATCTGTTCGTGAAACCAAAAATCCTCTGTTGGATTCCAGTCCATAAAAACAAATTTTCTAGTACGAATAATAAGCTGATCAACTATTATCCAAGGCAGATTATTACATTCATTTAAAAATAGAACATCACGTCTAGGGCCGTGAGCTTTACCATAAGTATCAACAGACAAAAATTCTACAACGTGTCCAGTTTCAAAAGTATAAAAACTTTTAGTAGCATTCCAAAGATTATCTTTCCAATAACCTTTATCTTTCATAATGTCTTTAAAGTCTCGAATAGCTCCAAGATTAAGATGTGGAAATGACTCTGATGCAACAGTGCATATTTCTGGTATCTCTGTTTTAACTTGGCAATAATCAATTATCCAAGTAAGAATAGAAATAGTTTTAGAAGCAGATGTACCTCCTTTAATTGCGCGAAACCTTTTGCGTAACGAAAAGATTTTATCAGTCGCAGTTGTTTGTTTATATTTATCAATTTTCTCTAGATTTTCCTCCATAAATAGGTCTTGGTAATTCTATATTAACATTCACATTATTATTTTGCACTTTACCAAGAACTCTGTCTTCAATTGACTCTATCGCTTTTAGTTTTACTTCAAGAGTTTTAGGGTTAGGATTATTTACTTTTACTTTAGCACGAGCAATATTTATTTTTATATCTGCAATCTCTGTTAAGACACCGAGATTTTTTTCAGCGTGTTCTCTCATTATCTGTTCACGAATTAAAGTAGATTTTCTTTTTCCGTGTTTTCCAATCTTAGGAGATAGTACACCTTTCTTTCTTATTGCCTCCCATTGTTTAGGGTCTTTTATCATAAATATATTAAAACATATTTAAATAAATTATTCAACCCTACATACCAACCTTTCACCAACATTCTCTGATCCCCATTGTTTCAATACTTGAAAAAATATACAAAGGTCATTGAGTATAAAAGAATATTGAAACGGTGTGTTTATAATTATCCTCTCGGAATAATATCAGAGTAGTGGTAGTGAAAAGTTACTATTTGTTATTTAATATCATTTGATAAGTGTTTTCTATAATTTCAGCATCTTTTCCCTTAAACATTTCTCTTTTCATTTGATTGACTACTGAACGAGGTATCGGCGTTTTATCTAATCCACCTAGAATATCATAATATGGCATTGTACCTTCTAAAACTCCTTCTTCATACATTTGCCAATTTCTACCTGCCCAAGTTTTTCCTTGGATTAATGCTTGAAAGTAACTATTAGGCTGTCCATTTTTAAAATATTCATCTCTGTGTTTACCTCTTTCACTCCATTCAAAGAATTTCTTTATGTCTTCATCGTTTTTAGCTAACCACTCACAATTATCAGGTATAAAGTATTCCCAAACTTCTAATTCTTCTTGTTGTGATCTTGTGAGTTTCATAGTGTTAAATTATATTGATAAGTTAATCTAATAAACTTCAATTTCATCTCCTTCTTCAACAGTCAAAAATTCGCCAAATTCAAATCCTTGGTCTCTACAATTGGGGCGAGAATTACCAGCTTTTTCTTTGGCTTCTTCTTTACTAGATGCTTGAACTACAACATCTACAAAACTTGTGCAATTTAATCTTACTTTATATGTTTTCATAATGCTTTGTATTCCTGACCTTTGAAATGGGGGGATTACTTAAATAATTTGTAATAATCTTGTCTTTTATTTTCTGTAAAGATTTTTAATCCTTTGCCGAGTTTTTTGACATTTTGCCAGTTCATAAATAATCTTCCCGTTCTGCCGTTGCCGTCCACAAAAGGGTGAATTTTCTCATAGATAATGTGTGCCTCAATAGGGTTAATTTTGGGAACTATATACATTATAACCCTAAAAGTATAACATAAGCGATTTTGTTTATAAAGAGAGCCATATTTGACAGTATGGCTTTTTTGTATTGTATATTAGTTATCCACAGTTGTAGGGTT